TCAAACAACATCATATTTTCACTTGACACGTTTGGAAACTTAGTACCAAATATAGCTTGACCAGGCGCACCACCTTGTCTTCTAAAGATTTTACCAGGATATACTGTAAGATCCTGACCAGGTGCTAAGTTTGTTTCATCTACCTCAATCAATAGATTGCCAGATAAGATAGCATTATCAACTGCTAATCTCATAAAGCCATTCATTAATGTTTGAGTATCATCCATATTCTCTGCTAGACCTACACCAAAAAAACTGTATGGATTGATCTCGTATGGACTTGCAACGTAAGGAATACGTTTAGGTGTGAATGGATTGATAACAAATCTTAGGATCTGATTGTTACATACCCAACAGTTAATCTGTATCTCATCATCATTGATATACTTCTCTGGTATTTCTAAACCTTGTAATGTTGCTATATCTTTGTCTATTGTACCCCAGAACTCTAATACTTCAAATCGTTCTACATAACTTGATCCACTACCAGCAGAATGACCCTCACTTCCAAAGTCAGAAGCAGTGTCAGCATCTTGTATACTATCTTCCCACCATTCCTGAGAATAGTTTTCACCATAACCAATAGCTTCTTCTATAGCTTTAGATCTAAAGAAAGGACGTTTCTTTAATGCTCTTAGTTGTGGTCTAGTCAAACGATGACGCTCAATTGTATACGTAGCATCTTCTATATTAAATGCATCTGGATCAGGATAGAAATCCCACACAGAAGTATACTCTACTTTTGGTATTGTTTTAATGATTGGATCATACTCACCCTCTTCATCCCAATTCGCATATTCTTTATCTATAGCAAACGGACCCTTCATTATTGCAGTACCAAACAACACACACTCAAATACAGAATGTCTTAGATGTTTAGTTGCAGAAGATTCTTCTAGTTGATCCTTAATTTTCTTTTCCATCTTCTTAGCTGCAATCATAGATGGATGGAATGTAATAGCTGATTGTGTTTGTCCTGGTCCTTCTTTAAGACCTTCTAATTCTTCTAAGTCTTCTTGTAAAGGTCCAAGCATATCTTTTAGCATATCAGTGGTAGCACCAGGATCTAGCTCTTTACCATCACCAGGATAACCATATTGATCTTTTATCTGCTCTAATGCATCTTCCTGTTCCTGTTCTTTTGGATCTATGTGAACAGTATCTAATACACCTTCAGGTAATGCTGTAGGTTCTATACCAATAGGAAATCTATTCTGACTAAATAAAACATCTATAAGTTGACCATACGCAGCAAGTACTTTGGTCTTTGTTACTTTAATAAATACTCTTGACTTTTCTGTTTCGGTAAACTGAACATCAGGACCATATAACCCACGATAGTTTCTGTATGCCTGCACCCATCTTTCTTCATCTGTATATCTTCTAGTTCTTGCACGTTCGTATCTGCCCTTGACATAACTAACTAAATTATCGTAGGTTTCTTCTTCAGTGTCATCATCCTCTAATGCACTTAGTTCATTTTTGTCTACCATATTTTTTCCTTTTTGGTTGCAAGGTTCTGTTAACTTTTTTAGATATTACTGCTAGATTTTTAGGTCTATTGTCTCTAGGATTACCATTTTTATGATGTACCTCTGTTCCTTTTGGAGGTTTTAACATCTTTCTAGCTTTGTTTCTACCTGCTCTATCTAGTTTACCTTTAGCAGTACCATGTGTTCTAGCATATTCTTTTTTATAATTTCTAGGTTTTTTCATATCAATACCAATGACTATAAACAAATACACCGATAATAAGTACTAATCCAAGTATCATACCAGCATATGCCCAAAACATCTAATATCCAAACGTAGCATCCGATGCTTGGTAACGGTGTTTAGGTGTATTCTCATACGCTACTCTTATATTCGTAGGTCTAGACATTATCATATACCTTAGTGCATCATACAAATGATCTTCAGACTTAGTATCAACATCTTCAGGATTTCTAGCATCCACTGGTAATGCTGCTATCTGACTGATCAAATTTTTACAATTCTTTAATATCTTTAACTTAGGCTCATCAGTATCTTCATCAATCATCAGTCTTTTATGTAACTCTATCTTACCTGCTACTCTAGATCCTGGTGATCTATCTGATGGTCTAAATCTACATCCTTCTCTATTTATAGTCTCTGCTATTGATGGACCTACATCACCTCTCTTAGCCCAACATGAACTATCTAGTAATGCATCCTGTATTCTACCATCATCAGCTTCTACTTCCATAATCATCTGACCTAACTTATCTGCTGTTAAACGATTAACATATAATTCTCTGTATATCCACAAACAACCATCAAAATCTACTGCACCCCATAGTATTGCTGAATGTGCTGCGTATCCAAAGTCTGCTGATCTTATCTTAGTCCAACCATTAGGTATCTCAAAACTATCACACGTATGTACTTCTTTATTAAACTCTGGGAATGCACCTTCTTCAACTACATCCCAATCACCATATAAAAACTGTTTACGTTTTACTTCTGGTAGTGATGCCAACATAGCAACATAACTTTGGTCTTGTGTGAGATACGGATTATCCCATACTGATGCTGCTATAAACTTTCTTGTTATTTCGCTTGACAGTTTTCTACCATCTAGCTCATACTCTATCTTCTCAGTTATTCTAGTGTTTGGTTCAGCAGGATCTATAAATAACTTCTTAACCCATGCTGATCCTATATTACCTGGATTACCTGTAGCTCTCATATGCAGTGGTATATCAGGGTCTGTAGTACGTAACGATGACTTTAAGAACTGCCATATATCTGAATTAGCATACTGAGGTAACTCATCTATACCAATCCACGAATAGGACTGTCCTTGATATCTTAACACATCTTGTAAGTTTTCGCAATACCCAAATTCTATTCTAGCTCCACTTGGAAAGTACCACGTATTCTCTTGACTCTTAAACTTTGCTCCAGGTGCAGCTTTAGGATATATTTGCTGCGTCTGAAATATAACATCTCTTAGTTCTGGCATCGAACGTCTTATAAGCAATGCACGATGAGCAGGTTTATGTACATATCTTAATGGAGCTATAAGAAGAGAGTAAGTTTTACCACCACCTCTTGCACCTCCATAGAAAACTTCACGTTCATTAGCAGAAAGAAATTGTGTTTGAGGTCCAGGATTGGGCTTGAAAACAACTTCAGGTTCTTTCTGTTTAGTATCCGTAAAGTTTATAGATTCTTCTGGCTCCTTACCATTGTCTAATTCTTTACTTAATCGTCTCTTCGCTTGTTCTGCCTTGATTCGTGTTTGCTTTTCGGTATTTTTAAGGTCTTCGATTTTTCTTTGCTTGGGAGATAGTTTGCGTCTGCGAGTCTTTCTCCTAGCATCCAACTCCTCTTCAGTCCATGCCAACTTGTGTAACCTAGTAGCAGAAAGTTTTCTACCAGTCTCATTTTCTAACCACGCCGCCACCTTTCGTACAGAGTGATTACCTTCACGAATTTGAGTAACCGCTTCATCGAATTTACTAAGGACTGCTTCATTAGGCATATACCATGCCACATTCCTTTTGTCAACTTGATAATCATATCCGTATGGAATTTTACCAATTGCTTTAATTTTTCTACGACTTGCATGATCAATCCTTTTGAGTGTCATCATCTTCCTCTAGGGGAGGCAATATCACAACAGCAGAAGCTACGCCCTTATGTTCGATCTTCTCTGTTTTAACTATACCAGTACGGTCTAGGATTTCTTTGGCAGCTGCTAAACGATCTCTATTACCTAAAGCACTAGGATCATCTAGTATGCCTGACATAGAGAGAACAGCTTTAGGAGCATTAGCCGCTAACATATTCTCTGCTCTCTCTATTATCTCACTCTTCATTTGGCGAATGAGTCTAGCAGGATACTCTGTTGGAGCATAACCTGCAATGTTCATAGCGTTACGGAAGTTACCTTGCGCTTCTCCAAACAAAGCATTTAGAAAAGCTTCTTGTTGCTCAGTCACATTAATAACCTTTCTTGTACATCCCACCTCGTTTGGTGAAACCACCTGATCTCATACCATAGGTTTTTTT